AAAGTCAAGAGGTTTTTTGAAAAAAGCACTCAATTTTCTTGAATGCTATTTCTTCCTAATTCTTAACTCTATATCGTAACGTATCGGATAACTTGTATCACCATCAAAAGAACCTCCTGTTCCTATGACTTCGCCTTCGATAATATATTTATCATTATCTATGTATTTTTTTAAACCTTTGTTATGGCGCCTATCAATATAACCTACAAAATAACCCTCTACCATTACTTTTATTGCATTCTCATCTGCTTGATTAGTTGGTTCCGGAACAAGTTTAAAATTCTTTGTTGTTACTATTTCATGGTAAAACATATCATCTTCATCTTCTGGGATACCAGCTAATTTACGAAACGGGACCTCTCCTTCTTCTCGGTATTTAGTCCCCTTTACAAATAATCTGCGTCCATAAACATAGTCTTTTTCTATTTCCTCTTCAAGCTTACCCAACCACTGTTGTATCTCAGATTTTTTATTTAATAACGGTTGAATCTTAAAGCTATAGTCTCTTGCCCCAAACAAAAGAGCAAAGAAACCTTTTTTACTCTCTTTTACAAGTTGGTCGACTTCTTGATCAATCTCTTCTATCTGGTTTCTGTAATCAGATATTCTTTCCAGCAACTGAGTTTTGTATGATTTTGGCATAAATATCCCTCCTATTTGAAGGATATTATATCCCATTCATTTTGTTTTATCAATATATACCCCTAAAAGGCATAAAATAACTCCGGTAGAAATATAACCCACAATCTCCCCAATCAAGAACAAACCGTAAATCAAAAACATTAAACCGATTAACAATAAAATCGTGTGGATATGTTCCAGTATCTTCAAAATAGCGAACCTCCTTCCAAGATTTTCTCGTTTGTCCAATAACCGCTTCCGTCAAATGGTTCTAAATAACAAGCGGCATAAGCATCTAATAATGCATCCAGAGGGTCAATTTTATTACTGTTTTTGTTTTTATCAATCCTCATACCGTTATTATCAACTCTGGTATATGCATTATTGATTGCCATTGTTAACAACTGATTACCACTATGCTTGATTTTGCCTTGACGGACATCATCACGAAACTGTTTCGTAGGCATATTCAAGACCATGGTGGTTTGTGGTATCTGAACAAGTGGCCATTCTGGATGTCGCTTTTCTATCATAGTTAATAGTGAACCGAATTGATAAGGGTCAAAGAAAATACCTTGTAACTCCCAATCGTTCCCGTATACCATTTCTTCAATCTTCTCAAGAACACGCTCATCATCGATAACACCACTTTCAAGAGTGGTAATCTCACATTCGCCCATTCGTTCCAAATTGGTATAAGAAACACCGTCTCGTTTTTCTTTTGCTATCAAGCCATATTTAGTGGCCACAAAAGAAAAGCTATCTGCATACCAATAATCATCCATCATGACCATTGGAGAGATAGAGAATAAGTCACTAGACCTACCAACATCGACACCTAACCAAACTCTACGCTTTTTGGTGTCAGGTTTATCAATCTTAGCTTTCGCCCAGCTTTCTTTATCCATGTAAGATTCTTCTGATGATTGCCGCCACATGTTGAAGTTTTTTACCAGGACTTCATTTACTGTTCCAGTTTCAAGTGATACCTTTCTACGTTTTCGTAGGTAGTCCATCATCTTTTTACGTAGCGCTTTGACTTCAAGAATTGGATTTGATTTTATCCAGTTGGCTTCATCTGCAATCTCCTCTTCGTTGTCTTGTTCGGCGATGAATGCAAAGTATTCTTCGTTCTCAACTTCTCCATCAAGGACTTTCTCGATATACGGATATTCAATTGTATGCATTGGCACATTCAAATCCATACCAGCTGTTGAGATAATCAAAATCAACGGATTATCCAATTGCCCTTGACCAGATTCCAGCAATTCAATCATTTCATTCGTTTTAGATGCTGCAAACTCATCCAAAATACCAACATACGGTTCAAAACCATCGACTGCTCCAGTCTCACGACTTAACGCTCGCACGTAGCTTTCATCATTCAAGTTACGGAGTTCATCTCTGACTATCTTCGTAGCTTTTCTGATATCTTCGTTTTTCGTCCTAAGAGCATCCAACTGCTTACGAATCATATCATAAGCGATACGGGCCTGAGAACGGTCATTTGCCGTACAAAATAACTGACGGCTCATCGCAGGGTTGCGACCAAACAAAAACTCATATAAGGCAATACCTGCGACTAAGATTGTCTTACCATTCTTTCTAGCAAGACTGATTAAAGCTTTTTTAAATCGCCTGATAGATGTATCGGACTTTTTTCGCCAACCGTACAAACTCGATAAAATGAATTTTTGAAAGTCGGCCAGTGGATATGGTTTACCAGTTTTGACATCTGGGAGCATTTCAATGAAATCTATCGGATTTTTTGCTTTGTCAGGTAAGTAAATATATGGAAAATCTTCATCATCCATACGCTTCAAATCTCTTAAATGTCGCTTGCAAGCTTTTATAACTTTCTTGCTAGCTATAATTTCTCCACTTACGACTCTTGAAGCGTACTGATAAGCTATGTCTTCCACACAATCACCTCCTAACTACCAAATTTATCGAAAATACTCTCTTTCTTTTCTTCTACTTGTGGAACATACAATTTCATACGACTGTCAACCGTCAAACCTAACTGCGATGCAGCCTTCATTAAGTTAGTTGTAGCACGTTCTAAGCTATATAACATTTTGTTAGGGAGAATCTTCCCGCTCTCCGTTTCGTACACATACCCTTCTTTTTGTATTCCACGAGATATCTCTTTATAGACTGCATACCAGGTACAGTAGCTTTCTAGAACCGCCCTATCTAGATTTCTAAGGGGTAGCTTTCTTAAATCCTCAATGACTCGTTTGTACTCAGCTTTAGCAATCGGATCAAAGTGTTTTGGAGGCGTTAGTTGCAATGCATCCAAACCGTCCGAAGCCTTCTCCTGCATGGTTTTTCTTACTACCTTTTCTTCTTTAGTTAGATGTTTTTTAGTCGTTTCAACAATCTTCATTTTTCGACCCATTTTTTACCTCCTTTACACGAAATTTTACAGCTATCATAGTTTTAAAAAGGGAATTTTTTGCACAGAACAGGGCAGCGTTCTAGAATCCGAACGATATATACCCCCGTTCTAAATAATAGGGGGCATTTCCGTACATTTCGCCGTGTATTTCCGACCGATTCTCCCTTATAAAATCTGTTTTTGTTCGCTTTTTGATATCTATTTCTGTTATTTACTACACAATCAATAAGAATACTTCTCTTTGATTGCTTTCTTGTCATTACATTTCTTACAACTTGCTTGAAGATTACTTCGATCTAATCGCTTTGACCAATCTTTTTTCACGCTAACGATATGGTCGGTCATAGTTGCTTCTTCACCACACATTGCGCAGACATAATCAGCTTCAAGCAAGACTTGTTGACTCGTTCGCTTCCAGATAGATGAATTGTAAAATCTCTTAACATCCTTGTCGTATTTCCAGCGAGTACGATTATACTCAGTATATTCCTCGTTGCGTTTATCAAAATCCACCGATCTTCTTTTGCCGTTTAGAATTGTAAGTTTTTGTGGCTTCATCATTCCCTTTCTTTTATCCGCGATTCAGACATAACAAAAAGCCACACGTTTGTGTGACCCATTGTAAGACCTCTCACAGACTTTGCAGGAATCGAACCCGCGATAACAGATTTGGAGTCTGTTGTGTTACCACTACACTAAAAATCTAAATAACGGTACCAGGTGTTGAACTAAATAATACAAAGAGGAAATCACCAGCTTTTCGCCCTGATACCGTTAAACATTAAAGGAGTCATCAGTCCGCTTTACCGTACTTGCTGACAATACCATAATATCACTTTAAAAGTTCACTTTAGTTCACTTTGTTCACATTTTTTAGATAAATTCTCAAAAGCTGACTTTCTGATTTTTTGAATAGCCCCTTTACTGTATTTTAGCTTAGCCCCTACTTCATTCCATGTCATACCATCGATATAAAACAACCGCATTACGATATTTTCTACCGGATCGTCTAGCGATTCGATTGCTTGAACCAACTCATCGCGCTCTTTATATAAAACTTGAATTTCTTGATAGAGCTTTTCCGTTTTATCAATAATCAGAATATTTAATTCTTCAGATTGGTTTTTGTTATTCTTCGACTTTGGCATATTATTAAACTGCTGTCCTCGTAAGATGCTCGATTTCAGGCTGATGATTTCCTGGTGTTTCGACTTCGCTTTGATATCGATGTACTGTAAGGCCTTTAGTCGTTGTTTGATATTGATCATCAATCGCCCACCTCCAAAAGTTCTGGATTTTCGTAGATGTTGCCTATGATTTCCTCTGCTTTCGTCCACGCATATCCTTCACTCAATCCTTTTAGATATATAGCAGGCATTCCGCCTATGAATGTGCCACCATATTCTTTTTCTAAATACACTTCATGGTGACATCCTCTTGTACATTTAACGATGTCACCGATAAATACTTCCTTACCGTTCTTGTCTTTCAATCCTGTTGACTGCATGAGGATAACTTCTCTGAAATGTCGCCAATACAGTCCTCCGTCATCACGCAGCTGAACACCTTCGGTATCAAAGTAAATTCTATCAACTACAGATATCCTCTTCCTGAGTTTATCCCAGGCTCTAAATTTCGGAATCATCTTGCACCTCCTATGAAATTATTAACAATATTTTGCTGTTCAGTATCGATTATTTTATTTCTATAATTCAATATCGGAGCCATAACATCATTTGTCAATGTAGGCTTCAAAATGATTTCATTTGTTTCCGAAAATATTTTACCGTTGATTTTGATGTCATAACCGTTAGCGATATGTTCAAGGTCATTTTTAGACAGGGAGATTTCAAATTTACTCATTCTTCCACCTCCCGAACTTTCCAACCAAGAATATCCGCAGCTTTTTGGGCTTCTTCTTTTGTGTTGAATTTCTTGACATACTCCATTGTCCCAGGTTGTTCATCCACTAGTATGACAATTTCAATATCTTCTTGATAGTTTTTGAAATACAAAT